GCATCGCGCTGAATTCGGTATTGGTTGGCAACACCGCGAGCACCCATTGCGATTCGTGCGATCTCTGGCATACCGAGCTTGTCGGTATTCACGCCCATTCGTTGCACGCACATGGTGGCCATGCGTCGCAAATCCATTCGTGCAAACTCATCGGCGCCCGGTGCATTTACGGACTTCGCTTTGCAACCTGCTGCTTTGAGCGATCGCTGAATCAAGCCTGCACCCATTGCGGCTGCAAACTTATCTTCGGAACTTTCGGTGACTCGAACGCTTGGCTGCGTTCCTAGCGGCTCTTGAGTAGCCATGCGTTGGATGATCCTTTCTCGTGCGATTTCGACTGTGACACCAGCATCAATCAATTGCTCAGCAAAGCTGCGTTCGAGCTTCGCGAGCTTGACATCGGAATAGATGGTTTGGCGTCGAGTTCGATCGGCCTTGAGTTGCCGTGCGACCTCTTCTTCAACCTTGTCCATCATTTCGACTTTTTCTTCGCCCATAGCGCGAGCGGTATTTTCAACCTTCTCGCCTTCCATCATTTCGACTTCGATTTCAGGCTTCGGCATTTTTCCTGCCAAATACTTGATGATCTCCATCGGATCGGTCACGCCTTCCGGCAGACCAAGCATCTTCAACTCAGCCATTGTGGCTTCGTCCATTGCTAGACTCCTCTTCGTTTCTTGGTCGTATGACCGTCTCACCGTGGAATTAGGATCGGCACCTGTCGCACAAATGCTCGCGTTGTGAGGTTCCCACTGAGTGACGATCTCAGCCGGCCCCTCGATAACGACGCCACGTTTCGTCGTGTATGCTTGCCCGTGTTGGATGTAGATTCGCTCGATGATCACAGCATCAATCGAAAAGTCGTTGATGTGCCCTTCTTTGTATCGCGTTGCTATTACTTGCGATTCTTCGTCACTGGCGAACTCTGGCACGCCAACGAGTTGATCGCCTTCGATGGTGATGTTGCGGATTGATCCGAAGATGTTGCGCACTGTCTTATCGTTGTGTGAATCGACAATGGGTAACTGTCTTTTACCATTGCGGAACTTGATGCCATCCATCAGCAGCACTTGCTTTAGATTGCCTCGCTGCGGATCGTAGGTATCGACTGGTGTTTCGGTCGCAATCACCGCTTTACCATCTTTGATCGGTGCTGCAAATGCGCGCTTGATTCGAGGCTTGTCCATGCGTCTTTTTACCTCGTCGCGAACGTCCATCGATTTGGCGATCTTCGCTGACCACGCTTGACCCGGATCGCCGCCCCACAGTGCCCACGCAATACGGCCTGCCGATGGAAAGCCGTCTTCGCCCGGCGACCAGCCTTCGCCTTTTTTATCGACTTCATGACGTGCAAAATAACTGACCATCCGGCGGATCGTATCGGGACTGACCGACACGCCGTTGCTTAAATCGCGTGCCCGTGCGACACCGACTGCGGTTCCGCCGCGACCGTATTCCTTGCGCCAATCGAGTCCTTTTTGCGCTTCGTCGCGAACGCCCTGCGGTGGCGAAAAGTCGATGTCGTCGTACTTGGCACGCTCGATGCCTTCGCTGGCATAGAGTGCCGCCATTTGCTCTTCGGCATCGACCTCGGACGCATGACAGCCCATCAGTTCGCCGCCTTCTTTGATGACGCCGTAGGGCTTACTGATCGGACAGGCTTCGGATTCTTCGACGCTATACGGCATCGCTGGCCTCCGGTAGTTTTGTGTCTACGCTGCCATCGATCGCGTCGGTAATCAACGCCTCGACATTATCGGGACTCATGCCGATAGAGGACAGGAATACCCTTGCCTGCGTTTGCGAAATTGTCTTGTCGGCCAACTCTTGCAGTGTCTTGGCAATCGCTTTTCGGTTGCGATTAAACTGAAGCGTCGACAGCCCCATCATTTCGCCGGTGCCGGTTTGCCGCTGTTCCTGCGGTTGCGTCGCGGCCTGTGTTGCCTCTGGTGGCTTCTCTGACTGTATCGCTGCCGTCTGTGCCGCACTGATCTGCTGTTGCTGCTCTTGTGGTGTGATCAGTCCGAGCTTCTTCCGCATCCGTTCTTCTTTGGCACGCTGGTAGAAGACGCTGCGGAACGATCGGCCTCGCGAACCGAGCACATTTTGGTAAGTGTCGGTAAACGAGTTCAAGGCCATTTCGCTGGCGGTCTGCTCGGACTGCGGATCGACCCATTCCCACTCTGGCGTTTGCCATTCGACCGGCGCAAATCGGCGACGATCTTCGAGTAGTTCGGTAGACGTTGCAAAGCCTCGGATCGCAGAGATCGCTGCCGCATCCGAAAATGCGTCCCAGACCGGCTGCAATAGGTGCCGGATCAAATACTGCTGCCAGCACCGAAACCGGCGACGATCTTCGAGCTGACTGGTTCGGCTCGACGAATAGGATGTTTGGCTGTAATCGCGTGCTACGACCTCGTAGGATAGCCCGGTTCCGACTGCGATGCCTCGAAGGATCAATTGTATCCACGGCTCTGCGCCTGCGTTAGGACGGCCTGGATTGAGTCCGACGACATCTTCGCCCGGCTGCAATTCCATGATCATACCCGGCTCGACGTATCGCTGGCGATTACCTGCGGTGTCGGTGCCGGTTCCGCCGTCAGGATCAAATAGATTGCCGACTGGCGTATGGCTTTTGATCGCGATCGTGAAACACGACGCCACAGCAGAGGCTTGCAGTTCGTTATCGACATACGTGCCGAGGTCGCGAATCCAAGACAGTGCTGGCGCAAACCATGTCACGCCGCGAGTTTGCCCGACTCGATCGCGACGGAATAGATGCAAGACTTCGTTGGCCGGAATGCGCTCTGGCGTGCGTGTAAATGCGTAGGGCTGTAGTGGGTGATCTTTGTATATCCAGTAGGCTACTGGCTTGCCGAGGTCATCGACTTCGACGCCTCGGATGATTCGATTGCCGCTATCAGCAGAGAGTCGAGCTGCGTAGGTGTCCTTGTCGCCTGCGAGTCTGTCGGCCTCGATTAGTTCGAGTGCCAGTGGCACCGGACGCAAGATGCCATTGAAGATAACATCGGCGGTTCGCACGATCCGCACTAGCACTTCGCCAGCCTCGACGATTTCACGCTGTATCGCGGCCTGCATTTCTTCGAGCGTGTACTGTCCGTTGACATCGCAGACTTCGCACCACTCCGACCAAACTTTATCGCGAGCGTCGTTGACGATTTCCACGTCTTCGCCGTCTGGCGTTTCGTAGGTGGACTGCGCTTTGATTCCACAGCCTACCACCGATGAAACGATGGTATCGACCACGCCCCAAGCGTAGGCGTTGTTTCGCACCATATCGCGTGCCCACGCTCGAAGCCTGTCGGCACCGAACGGTCCCATCAATTCCATGTCGGCGGGCTGGTTTTTCGGATTGCGTGACGATGCCACCCGCGACGGTTCACCACCTTGGTAGCTGCGCAATAGCTTGCGTGCCTGTGCCCTGCGCAGGCCCGATAATGGCGATACGGCAGACACGATGGAATCAATCAAGCGTCCGATCATCTGCGGTGCCTCGTCATTTTGCCGAGGCTGACGCTGCCGCTACCGACTTCGCGATTGACCTGTATTTGCAGTTGGCGACGCTCTTCGAGTAGTGTACCTAGATCGAGCTTGGTTACTGTTCGCGCGCCGATGCTATACGACGACGCACCGCCGGTTAGAAGTGCTTCGATTGCGGAATCGATCAGTGCTAGTAGAGACGCTGCTGTTGCCATGCGAATGAATCTAGCATGGTCAAATCAACTGCCTAGAAAACTGTACTATTGGAATAGTACAAACATCAAAAAAACTATCCTTGCTGTGCCCAAGTGTTGCCGCAAAAGCCGCACTTGCAGTACCTCACATTGCCTCGTGTGCAATAGACGCGACTGTAGTTTTTGCCATGCGGACGGATGCCGGCACAAATAGTACAGGATCTCGCTTCGAACTCTCTGGCCGGTTTACTTGGCCTCACCTGCGCTTCGGTATCCAGCCGCCCGGCCTGTGGCGAAACATCGATCCGTGCTGCGGACGTGATTGCTTCGGCTGTGGTGGTGGCTTGGTAGGCCGGTTTGGATTCGCGACGATTCGAATCTCGCTTGGCAGGATCAGTTTGATTCCCAGTGCTTCGGTACACGCTGCCGCTAGATACGTTGCGTCGAGCCAGTGATTGTTTGGATTTTGCACGTCCCATCGTTCACGTTCTCCTTTTCCTTGGACAAATTCACGAATCAATTGCTCGGCCACGATATGCTGCGCGTAGCTCAAATGCCTGCGATTACCTTCAGGCTGAAATACCGATAGCGAGCCAGCGCGTAGCATGTTGTTTTCATCAAACGTCGGTGTCAAAAAGCGTTCATGAACCCATTGCTTCCAGTAGTCGGTATCGAGTTCTTGCAGCCAAATTTGCGATGACTCGATCCACTGTGCGTGCTGATGCTCTGCTGCGACGCAGGTTTCGGTTGATTGCTTTTTTGGCCTGTAGTTTGCGAATCCTTTGCTGGGCCGGAAGATACCACGGACCTGACGGCAGAACTCATATACAGCGTTGGTGTACGATCCAGAGTCGCAAAACACCATGTTGACTTTTCGCGGTTGGCCTGTTGCGTCGAGGTATTCGGTATTGATCACGTATTCACGCCAGTTGAGCAGCGCACGATAGATCGCTGGTTCGGATGCCTCGATGTCGCGCTGCATGTCTTCGTGCCGCACGTTATCGTTGCCGGTCACTTCGGCGATGCCATAATCGACGACGACACCGCCAGCACCACGCCACCAGGCACAAACAGTCCAGTGACAATTGTACTTGCCGATGTCGATGCCTGCGGTCAGGTATTCTGCGTTGGCGGGTATCTGCCTTCGTGATAAACCACTGACTCGGCTTGCCACAATTTCGGCGGTCAGGCCCATACTTTGCGGTCCGACTTCTTCCGGTGGATCGTTATCGATTTCGGTTGCCACCGCTTTCTTGCCGACATCGGCCACACGGTTGTAGTAGGCATGGATCGCGGATAACTCAAGCGGATCGCCGTCTGCGTGCAAATCAGCGTTGTATGACGCCGGATTACTGACCTCGCCGCCTCGCTCTATTTCGGTTTGATTGTCGCGGTAAAAGCGGAATGCCTCGCGTGCGTCAGGATCTTTCTCGCCGCGAAGTTGCCGAAGCTCGATGTACTGCTGCACCAAGTCCATGCGGTCTGGCTCTTTGAGCATCTTGCGATACCGACGACCATTCCACGATGGCTTCTGCTTTGGATCGGTGTACTTGTAGGCGTTGCACTTGCGGTTTAGCGTCGTGCAAAGATAAACGCGAGCGATGCGTTTTGCTGATGACCCCATGCCGCCAATGTCTTCTTCGATTGTCGTTTCGTTCTTGGCGATGGTGTCATCGCTGTTTGCCGAATACTTGTCTTCGATGTCGTCGATCACCGCGAGTGTCGGACGCTGCGAACGAAACTTGAATCCGCGAATACGACCATCGATGCCGACGGCACCGATCACTTGACCACGGGCAACCGACTCGATGCCGGCAGGCCAGCCTAGCAGTTCGGTCGGTATGTTCGGCAATGCGAAATGCTTGACACCGAGGTACATGCCGATGAATTTGCCACTGACTGTTTGCAGTCTCGCATTGGCGGTCGATGCACCGATTGCGACCAGCGGAATACCGATCTCTGGAAAGTCGGCCACAAAGTCTTCGCTGTTCAAGATTCGTTCGCGCAGTGCCTTGAGTTCGTCCGATGATGCGTCTTGGTTTTTGCTTATCACGACTGGGAACGGCGACTTGCCCGCCAGCATCAGCGTAAACGCACCGTCCATCGCAATCGTCGTCTTGCCTTCACCGCGCGGAGCTGCGATCGCTTGGTCGCCGCCATACTGCGCTGCACGCCAGATCGAGGATAGCATGTCGCGACGATCAGCGGTAAATGGTTCACTGTAGGTGCTGCGGAAGTAGGTCGTCAGCAATAGCTCTGGATTGGCAAGACATGCGTTGCGTCGTGCGATGTTGGCTGGTGGCGGAATAGTGATCGCTCTACCGGATGCGCGCTGCTTGGCTTTGCGTTCACGATCGCGGGTCTTTTCGTCCTTCCATATCACCTCTGGTTCCGCCTGCTTCGACATTGCCAGCAGAATGGCTTCCTGATCGGTCTTGGGCAATTGCATCAACAACTCGTGCAAGTCCGAGTCGTTGAGCTGC